CGTAAACAAAGACCAAGAAGACTGCGGCAATCCAATTCCTCAAGAAGCCGACATCTTCTCTCTTCTAGCGCACAACCCTTTCAGCAAGAAATAACAGTGAAATTTATGGAAATGTTGATGATGGTAAAACTATATCATTGGAAAACACACAGTTTTGCAACACATAAAGCAACAGATGAATTGTATGCGAAATTAAATGAACATATTGACACCTTTATTGAAGTTCTTTTGGGAAAAACGGAAATCCGCTGTTGGTGGAAATTGCGGATTAATGTATGCAACATAATTGTGGGTTGGAAAGACAATATTATCAAAAATATAATATTGTCTTTAGTTTTTTTTGGTTTTTCTTTTGACCACACGTTTTCTGGATTTTATTTTTGTTGTATGTTTTTTCATTTTTCTTTTTGTTGTATGTTTTTTCATTTTTCTTTTTGTTGTATGTTTTTTCATTTTTCTTTTGGTCACATATTTTCTCTTAGTCATGCGTTTTCTTCCACCCCAAGCTAAATCTTTAAAAACATAATTTAGTTCATCTGCTTTAGCTTGTATCATTTCAGTCGGCTGCGTCATACCTAATTCAACATATTTTGATGTTATAAAAGCAATCAAATCTTCTTTTCTCTCTTCTGCAGACATATCTTGTATGTCAGGGTTATTAGCCCAGTCTTTAATAATATCTTGTATGTTTATAGTTTGTGTCAATAACCCGAACAGATTTTTATATTTAACACAATCTTCATGAGGTGTTTTATCACATTGAGAACTTATAGCAGTTAAAGGTGGTATAAGACTCATGTTAATTCGTTCAAAAATACCTTTAGCACAGCTCATAGTATTATCTCCTCCGTCATATGCATTTGCACAATCCAAAATAAACGAAGCAAGATATAATTCTTTAAAATCGTCAGATTGTTTCATTACAAAGTCAATAGTTCGTCCAACAAATACTTTGTTTGCGTTAATAAGGCGAGCTGCTTTGGTTAATATAGCCTCAAGTATTGTTTTTTTGTCAGGCATTTTCTCTCTTATAATAGTTCTAAATTGACCTTTTATATACTCAACCATGTTTATATTTGCGTAATGTTGGTCAGAAAAATCAAAATGCAATAATTCATAATATTTATCCTTATTAATTTTGTCTGATGCATTATGTATTTCATATGCTACTCCTTGAGGGAGGGCTGGTTGAACATTTAATATACCATTGTTCCATATTCCCTCAGAAACAGTACCATTCGCATATGTCATTCTTCCTTGTCCGTGTCTTACATTACGTAACCATTCTCCCTGATAAACATCTCCATTCGCATATGTTTGTTTTCCTTGACCATTATGTAGATTGTCAGCCCATTCTCCCTGATAAACATCTCCATTCGCCCCTGTTTGTTTTCCTTGACCATTACGTGTATCATTCCAGTTACCTTCATAAATAGCACCAAAAGTAGTTGTCAGTTTTCCTAGACCGTAACGTTTATCATTAGCCCATCGACCTTCATAAACACGACCATCATTTCCGTATGTTTGGATTCCTTGACCATCTTTCTTATCATCTTTCCATTCGCCTTCATAAACTGTTCCATCACTGTATATTAGTTTTCCTTGACCATTTTTCAATCCATCTTTCCATTCGCCTTCATAAACTGTTCCATCACTGTATATTAGTTTTCCTTGACCATTTTTCAATCCATCTTTCCATTCACCTTCATAGACCTCACCATCATTGTATGTTTGTTTTCCTTGACCATTAAATTTAGAATTTTTAAATTCGCCTTCATAAACTGCACCATCACTGTATATTAGTTTTCCTTGTCCATTATGTAGATTGTCAGCCCATTCACCTTCATAAACTGCACCATCATTGTATGTTTGTTTTCCTTGACCATTAATTTTAGAATTTTTAAATTCGCCTTCATAAACTGATCCATTTGCCCATGTATGTTTTCCGCGTCCATCTTTCTTATCATCTTTCCATTCTCCTTCATAGACATTACCGTTACTGTATGTTTGTTTTCCTAGACCGTAACGTTTATCATTAGCCCATCGACCTTCATAAACACGACCATCATTTCCGTATGTTTGGATTCCTTGACCATCTTTCTTATCCTTTTTCCATTCGCCTTCATAAATACGACCACCCCTGTATGTCATTTTTCCTTGACCATTTTTCAATCCATTCCAGTCTCCTTCATACACATCTCCATTTGCATATGTCATTTTTCCACGTCCTTCTAGCAATCGACGGTCCCATGTTCCTATATAAACATCACCATTAAGAGATTCTATTTTTTTCTGCATATAATATGTTAATATTATGTTATACACTACTTGTAAGCGAATGTGTATATAATTATTTATAAACACATTTGAATTAACAAATTTATTGAATCATCGCAATATATCATTGATTGACCTCTCTTCTCACGAAGAATTAAAGAGAGAAATAGAACAATGCAAGTCTTATTTAGTGGATTTGTCAGAGAATTCATTCTTGTTAAAAATGTCAAACACCGATTTATTAAACATTCGTGATGAAATTTTAGGCGATTTAAATCAGTTTTTGTATTTATTAACCTTCAAATAATATATTTTAGTGTATTATATGAGCAATACAATTAAAAGCATAGAAGAGTTGTTTTATAAAAATCTAGAACCTATTGTGCCTGAATTGCAAACCAATTCGACTAATTTACCTGATGTTTCTACGGTCAGTTGGGTCACTTGGCTTATTATTCTTTTAGTTATTGTGGGAATTGTTATTTTTATTTTAGAAAAAAGAGGTCATCGACCACTTGAAAAGATGAAACAATTTTTAGAAACAACTCTCAGCCTTTCTAATCAAGGAACTACTGAAATTGTAAATACTGCAACCACCGGTTTAAATCAAATACAAAAAATCACCGGAAGTGGAAGCACTCCTGAATCCACTGCTGACGCGCCTTCACCACCACCGCCGAATTCTGATTCATTAAATCAATCATTACATACATCTAAAGAACACCAGCACGACGATAATTATATTGCAGACGATTCTAGTCATCGCGGAAAAATGGGATGGTGTTTTATTGGCGAAGACCGCGGGTATCGCAGTTGTGAATATGTTGGCGTAAATGACCAATGCATGTCCGGCGATATTTTTCCGACAAAAGATGTGTGTATGAATCCGAATTTAAGAAGTTAAAAAGAGAGAACCCCAGACCCAAATTATAAAGAAGGGATTACATTTGCAGAGGGCAAATTCTTTGCGCCTTTTGGAAATCCGTTGGTGCTAGTGTTCATGACTGTGTTTTCTCTCGGATAAAAAGTAGGTAATGAATCATTGTAACAAAGGTCAATAATAGGACCTGGGACATCCGAGGATGAGGTTGGAACACATTTTATGGCAGGAGAAGAACAAATCAATGCATTGCCTACTCTTTGCAAATTATGTGTATTCGGATTGGTGTAATCGGATGAGGTGGACATTGCAGGAGTGGCATTTGTACTTGACGACGAGCCTTGTGTAGCCCATGTTTTTGTTCTATTTGTCCATTTGCCTTGTGCGATTAAAGAATATTGTTGCTGTTTTGTCAAATTAGAACTATTTGATTTATATTGCAGTGCATTTCCCTTTCTCCGCATTTGCAAGGCAGCAGCCTCTGCAGGTCTTATTGGATTTATTGGTATAGTGAGAGAACAGTTGGATTGAACTCTAGACCATGTTCTTGTTGGAGTTGGATTATATCCTGGCGCTAAACACGACATTATAATGTATCATAACATTTTTTATATAAAAAAAATTGAAATGGATTTTAATGAATGACAAAACATTAACCATAAACTCATCATCCCTGTAAAGTGCAACAATGAATTCTTTAACATCATCTCAATCAACCTCTCAACAATCGATGACAATGTCACCATCTGAATTGCCGCCATTGATGGTGCCAGCATCGCCAAAACCAATGTCAGCATCATTGAAACGATATTACGCCAATCGTGAAGAAATATTAGAAAAGAATCGCCTTAAACGAGAGGCGATGAGTGAAGAAGAACAACTGAATAAAAAACAATATTTGTCCGAATATTATCAAAGAACAACCAAGCCTAAAAAAGAATTCGACGCATTTGCCGGAACATTAAAGGTATCATGTGTTTTATGTAGAAAAATAGTATCTCAATCATATTTAAATGGTGCGCACATGAAAACAGTGTTTCATTTGAAACATTGTGCTAAACCTGTGTAATTAGTCTTTTGGAAAATAATATTAACTTAAATACCCATACCTTTTTTATTCTTTTTTGCACATTATTCGAATACTTATTAAACATATATTAACATATATTAATAAACAATATAGAGAGATGCTACTAGTATATATAACAAGTGACAATGATGAGAACTCCTCAACCATTCGCTATCGACATGACAAGCAAGTTGTTTTTTAATATGAAGGATTTGTTTGAACACAATCCCGAATTCTTTTATGGTTGCACCGTGAAAAAGAGGCTTATTACAAAGAAAAAGAATATTCCAGAGTCGGAATATGTATATGCCAATTTTTTCGTGAAAACTAAAGAGTGGAATTTGAGCGATGAATCCTGCAAAAAGGCGCAATTATTAATCACCAAAGCATGGGTGGATAAATATTATTTCAGGAACGATGATGCTGTTGTTGCTTCAGTTCCCGTTGCTTCTCCTGTTATTATTGCTCCAATTCCTTCTCCTATTATTGTTCCTCTTGTTCAAGAAGAACAAAAAGAAGATATTAAACAAGAGGATTCAGAGAGAAAAGAAGACAAGGAAGTCATTAAAAATGCTCCACCTATCTTGGAATTATCCGATGAAGAGAAATTTCATGATGTAGATGGGAATATTATTGAAATTGAAACTAGGGGAGAAAGACATGAAGATAAAATATATTTTAAATGTAAACATATAAGTGTTGGATTTAGAATGGAACATTTAAGTAAAAACATAACAGATAAAACGAAAGGTTATAATCGTGGGTCAGATTATACTTTTTTTATTCGTAATAATTCCTCCCCTAATGGGGGAGCTAATAAAAAAACATTATATTTAACATATGAAGGTTTATTACGAGTGTTATTTGTTTCAAGAAATAAAAATGCTACTATATTTAGAAAATGGGCAACAATGAAATTATTCACGATTCAAATGGGGACAAAAGAAGCAAAGGAAATTCTAGGCGCAGACATTTTAAACATTAAAATAAAAGATTTAAGGGCAGTATTTAATAAACATTCATCTGATTTTCCTTGTGTTTATTTATTGTCATTAGGAAAAGTAAGTGATTTGAGAGAAACATTAGGAATTTCCCCAAAAATAGAGGATGATATTATTGTTTATAAATATGGATTTACAAAAGATTTTAAACAAAGAATATCACAACATCAATCGACTTATGGCAAAATGAAGAATGTAGATTTAGATGTTGAATTATTTAATATAGTTGATGCACAATACACTACTGCAGCAGAACATGACATAAGGTATTTCTTTAAAGCATTTGGCAAACCATTGGTTATTGAAGGGCATAATGAATTAGTCGGATTAAATAAAATGGAATTGGTTGAAACTAAAAATAAATATGTCAGCACAGGAGAGAAATATGCGGGCTCAACCAAAGGATATGAAACAAGAACAAAAGAACTCCAAGAAGAGATTGCAACATTGAAACAAGAAATACAACATATAAAGAATGAAATGAAGATGAAAGAATTAGAACATAAATTCGCACTTCAAGAAGAACAAATGCGAACAATGGAAGAGAGAAAAGAAAAGGAAAGATTTCAAACATTGGTTGAAACAAATGACAGAATTCATACTTTGGAAAAAAACAATTATGAATTGCGGTTATTAAATAAAAATTGAATTAATTTAGTCTAAATAGAGTAAACATAAAATAATATGACAACTCTTCCAACATCATTTTCAATTGATTCAAGCGATAAAATGTATTATAATATGAAAGATATTTTTGAATATAAACCAGAATTATTTTATGGTTGCACTATCAAAAAAAGACATATTATAAAGAGAAAAAATATTCCTACATCAGAATATATGTATGCTAATTATTTTGCTAAAACTAATAAATGGAATTTGAGTAATGATAATTGTAAAAAATCACAATTGTTAATTAGCAAATTATGGGTAGATAAATATTTGTTTAAATTGCATCATTCAAAAGACTATCAACTAACAAAGATAATCTCAAATAATGTAGAAGAAAATGCCAGACAAGAATCTATCAGAAAAGAAGATATTAAAATTGAGGGGTCAGAGAGAAAAGAAGAAGAAAAGGAAGAAGAAAAAGAAGATATTGAAACTCCTCCACCAATATTAGAATTAAAGAATTCGCAAAATATGCAAGATATAGATGGAAATTTTCTTGAGATTGAAATAAGAGGTGAGAGATTCAGAAATAAAATATTCTTTAAAGTGAGAGATGTTATGAAAATATTTGATATGTCCAATTTAACAAATATCATAACTGACAAAACATCCAGTTATCAAAAAGGATTACATTATAAATGCTTCAAATGTTTCAAAAAAAGCAATGAAAGTAATTTAATAAGTAAGTATAGAAGATTGTTATATTTAACATATTATGGATTTTTAAAAGTAATTACATCATCTTCAAAAGTAAACAGCGAATTTTTAAATAAAAATATTAATATTTTAACAAAATGGTTGGATAACTTAATTAATGACAACTGTTGTGATAATTATTTATTAAATTCTGTAGAAAAAAATACATCTGGTTTAATATATATTATTTCATCACCTCTAATTCATGCAATTAAAATTGGTTATTGGACCGGGACAATTAACGATTTAAAATCAAGATATATAATGGTATTTGGCAAAGATATTGAATTATATTATAAAAATGTAGATAATGCGCGTGAACGTGAACAACAAATGCATGAAGAGTTTCAAAAATATAATATTTCTGGTGAATTGTTTGAAAAAGAGAATTTAAAATTGTATGTGGATTTTTTAGAAAATAATATAGAAGAAAACACAACTCATGCAATAATTGAAAAAGAATTTATTTATAATCAGGAAGAAGATTATCATGAAGATAAATATTATTTTGAACAAGCAACAAAAGAGTTGCAAGATGAAGTTGCACGCCTAAAAACCGAGATTATTGAGATGAAATTGAAGCATCAATTGGAAGTGCAAGAATATAAAAATCGCGCGGAACGCGCCGAATACATCAATGATTTGAAAGAGAAACATTATCAAGAAATTCGTGTGTTAATTGATAAGATGAACCGTTAATATTTTCGTTGATTCATTGATTTTATAGTTAATAATAATAATTTTATTCAATTGTTATTATTTATAATTCAAATACTTATTTCTTTCTCTCTCTTACAATTTAGAATATACTGTTACTGTTTTATAACTAGAACGATTTTTCTTTTTTGATGAAGCATCCAATTCTGCTATTTTTACATCCATAAATGTATAATTAAATAATGGTGTAAAAGGCTTAGTGTTCATGTTTATAAATTGTATTTTAATCTTAGGTGATGTTGTCTTGAATCCACAATCTTTCATTGTTTTTATAAAGTCTTCAAATTCTTCTTTATTTAATTCTTTATCACATATAAATTCCAATGTTTTGGTTGTTGTAAACTTATCCAATGTTTTATACAAAATAATTATTTTTTTTATATTGGAATCAAAAACACACATTTCATTTTTTTTCAATATTTCTTTATTATTAAAAGATAATTGTTTAATTGACGTACAC